AATACAGATGAAAATGGAGGTTTTTACTTTTACCCTACCGTAAATATGCTTGGTCTCAACGTCCGTATGACTGAAGTGACTGCTGCCATAGCCAGATGCCAACTGCAAAAATTGGATAGTTTTATAGAGGCAAAACGAAAGAATGTCAAACGCTTACATGAGGTTTTAGAAGATATACCAGCCATAAAACCGTCCCCGATTAGAGACAACTGTACCCATTCATACTATGTACAGTCGTTTAAATGGGATGCTGAGGCAGCAGGGATACACAGAGATAAATATATTGAGGCCGTGAAAGCAGAACTTACACCAGAGGAAGGGCGGGAATCAGAAGGTGTGCCCATCGGTTGTGGATACATAAAACCCCTTAATCTTTTTCCCTTGTTTCAGAATGAACAGCTCTATGGTGGAACCTCATACCCATTTAATTTAGCGCCAAGAGGTAATATGGCAGAAAACTACGCTCCCGGCTCTTGCCCTGTTGCCGAAAGGCTATGGAAGGATAAATTGTTTTTATGGAGATTACAAAGTTTGCCTTTAACGGAAGAAGATATAAACGATGTTGGGCAAGCATTCTCCAAGGTCTGGGAAAATCGGAGGGAGTTAAAGTGAAGGAAGAAGCAAAGGCATCAAGCAAACAGGTAGGAGGAAACCATTATAAACAGTACAAAATCCAACCTTACGAGTTTTTCATTAAAAATCAGATCCCTCATCATAAAGCTGCGATTATTCGCAGAATACTGAGGTATGATCACCCTACAGGGGCAGGGTTAGAGGACTTAGAGAAAATCAAGCATGAAGTCGATTTAATAATCGAATTTGAGGGGTGGCCCCATGCAGGAAAAGAAAAGAATTAAATTAAAATATACAGCTTGAATCAGTATAATATAAGAAGGAGAATAAAAAAAGTGATTCAATGGGTAGCAGAAATAGGCAGTAATCACAACAGATCGCTAAGCCGAACCCTCAGCTTAATTGACAAGGCCGCTGAGATCGGCTGTAATGGGGTGAAATTTCAATTATTCAATGCAAGGCTACTCTATGCCCCAGAATTTAAAGATCGTATAGCCTCGATGGAAAAATGGGCTTTACCAGAGAGATTTCTCCCCTCCATCAAAGCACACTGTAACAAGAAGAGAATTAAAATTGGCATCTCAGTTTTTGATTTAAGGTCAGTCGAAATTGCAAAAGAATATGCAGATTGGCTAAAGATAGGAAGTTATGAAATATTGTGGTTCCCTCTATTAAAAGCCGTCATTGATACCGGGCTCCCTTGGGTTTTCTCAACGGGAATGACAAACGATATGAATGGAATTGGATGGTTGATATCTATGGGGTTATATAAGGGCAACCCCCCATATGCTATCTTGCATTGCAACTCTAATTACCCTGCCCTGCCAAAACATTGCAATTTATCCCGGATCAAGGAGATTGAAAAATCAACAAGAATTCTTGAGAAGCAAAGACCTGAACAAAATTATGTGCCTGCAAAAATTGGATGGAGCGATCACACTAGAAATCCAGAATTAGTTTTGACTGCAATTGAACAAGGAGCATCTATTGTTGAGTTTCACTTTGATCTTGAAGATGGCAAGGGAGCAGAATCGTCATATAATCATTGCTGGAAACCCAGCGAAGCCAAGTTTTTAATTGAGAGGTCTGTATTTTTTGAAAGGATCGAGATGGAATACCCAGACAAAGAACAATGGATTCATTCAGCCTCAACAAAGGAAAATGAGGCCAGCAAATGGAGAACGGACCCGGAAGACGGATTGAGACCGTTGCAAAAATATAGATCAGAATTACTTAAAAAATAACTTTACTTTTTGTCTTTTAGGGGAAGAAAGATGAAATTGATTAAAAAATTGCCAAGCCGCAAAGACAGAAAAGGAAAGACAAGACAATATGGGATTTTCTTTTGTTCTTATTGTAAGCAGGAGATTGAGAAAGCGGTTGAAAACGGCAAAGCAGATAAATCTTGCGGATGTTCAAGAAGAAAATTGGCAGGTATAAATAGAGCAAGGCATCGTGAAGGCAAAACTAGACTTTATAAAACTTGGTTAGATATGAAACAAAGATGTGTGAATCCAAATAATGGGGGCTACCAATATTATGGAGGGAGGGGAATCAAAGTTTATAATGAATGGTTAGATTATATTGTTTTCAGAGATTGGGCACTGGCCAATGGATATAAACCCGATCTTACGATAGACAGAAAAAACAATAATGGCAATTATGAGCCTAATAATTGTTGGTTTATCACCCAAAAAGAAAATAACAGAAACCAAAATAAAACAATTCTTTCAATGAAAATCGCAAATGAAATTAGATCAAAATATGTTCCTTGGAAATATTCGATGTATAAACTTGCTGAAGAATATAATGTAACACAAACACACATTTTCAATATATTGAAAGGAAGAGCGTGGACTTAATAATATAAGGAGTTACTAAATGGATGAATTTGAAAAAGAAATGTTAAAAACAATTGCTAAATTTCATCGACACCCATTAGATGATATTGAATATGTATACCAAAAGATCAAACAATTTGATAAGGTAATCACTTTAATTAACTTTGCAGATGAGTTTAACCAGAGATTGAGATATATGGGAAATCTGTTTGTAGCAATAACTAAAACACCAAGAAATGCTTTTGAATGGATTAATTGGGCAGGAAAAAATAATAAATTCAAAGCAACAGTTGAAGAAACATTAAAAGAACGATGAAAAGGTATCAAAAGGAACTTAAAAAAATGAAAAGTAAAATCTTCTTTCTCCTCGCCTTTATCTTGCTATTCATTCCTTCCCTGGTCAATTCAAACTCAGACGATGTTGCGATAAGACTAGCTAACCTTGAGAAACGAATAACGGAACTGGAAACCTACATTGAAATGGGCAGCATTAATTACACTCACCAAAAGGTTACTGTTACCGCTTATCATCCGAATTCAAAGGGCATTAACTCAGATCGAAACCCTGCCAGGACAGCAACGATGAAAAGGCCGATTGCTGGTTACACCCTGGCAATTTCTAATGAATTGTTTCGTTTGGGCTGGCTGGGAAAGAAAATCTATATTGATGGCTGGGGAGTTGGAAGGGCCACAGACAGAATGAGCACATCAGTAAAGGGCAAGCATATTGACATCTGTTTTCCAAGTTTAAAGACTGCCAGAACATTTGGAATAAAACGAGGGATATTGGCCGTTTTATTATTGCAATGAGGGAAAGAAACCATGAAACATTCAATTGTCTATAAAAACAAAGACAGATATGCCAGTTTTCCGTTGCTGGAGAAACTTGATGACAGAATCTTAATTGGGTTTTTCACTGCCCCCATTCCTGACCACATGGGCTTGTTTTGGTGGAATGTACTTGAATCATTTGACCAAGGAGAAACGTGGCAGGATTTCAATCGGTGGACAGACTCGAAGCCCCGTTCTGTAATACATCATTACAATTGGCCTGCCAATTCTCCACGGGAGAAATCAGACAGATTTGTATTTGAAGCCGGGGAATCAATGATTGCAACCGGCTCATATGGATTCAAGATAAACCGCAAAGAGAAGATAATCACAAAAAGCACAAATCTCTTCTATCGCCATTACCCAAAAGACTGGGAAAAGCTCAACAATCAAAAAACCTATGAAATCCCAGGTATTGATATCATTTTAACCTTTCCAAGGCTCCTCCAGATTGACAATTTAATCTTGATTCCTGCCTATGCAATTTTGAAAGGAAGTGGGAAAAGCCGTTGCCTTGTATGGAGATCAACTGACTATGGGAGAACTTTCCATCTATGGAATATGTTCCCTGATGAAATTGATGGAAACGAAATGGCTTTTATTGCCACAACCAATGGCATCCTTGCTCATATTCGCAGTGACAAGCACCCTTATCTGCTGGAAAGTTGGTCAGAAAATGCTGGGATGACATGGTCATATCCCACAAAGGTTTCCAGTGCCAGGAGCAATATAATCGGTGGCCCTCCACATCTATTGAAATTGAATGATGGCAGGATAATATGCAGCTATGGCTATCGTTTTCAACCAATGGGCATTCGGGCAATTGTGTCTGAAGATGAAGGGAGAATGTGGTCTGCTCCGACAATTCTGCGAGAAGACGGCGGATATTCAAGCAGCCTGCACAAAAGAAAATGGAAAAGCAAATTTAAAATGCCTCATGCCGGGAATGACATCGGGTATCCTGTGAGTATTCAATGTGATGATGAATCAATTTTGACGGCATATTACATAACCGGAAAAGATCGAATAACGGGGATCGAAGTGACGAAATGGAAGATTTGAAATGAGACAATTTAAGTCGGTAACAGAAGAAGAAGTTGAAAAAGTATGGGGCAATGCCAATTTCGGTTCCGATCTAAATGAGCGCAAAATGGATGTCGTCAAAGGGGCACTGCTCAAATGGGCAAGTGAATACAGCACCGGACATACGGCATTTTGTATATTGGTTGAACTTGGTTTAATAACGGAAAAGAAACACCTTACAGCCCGTGGCAGGCGGCAATTATGGGAATTTTTTGGGAATAACTGTGCAAAAGTTTAAATTACAAGGAGACAAAATGAACTGGAATGAAAAGGAAGTTTTAATCACTGGTGGCACTGGCAGCCTCGGGAAAGCCCTAACAAAACAACTACTCAATGAGTACCATCCAAAAGGCATCAGAATATTCAGTAGAGATGAATTGAAGCAATGGGAAATGAAAAGTGCTCTTGCCCAGGAATACAAAACCCTCCCCGTGTCTTTTCTTGTTGGCGATATCCGAGATCGGAAACGGGTTGAATTGGCAACTAAAGGCGTGCATATTATTATTCATGCTGCTGCTCTTAAACAAGTGCCCTCATGTGAAGATAACCCCTTAGAAGCCATCAACACAAACATCATCGGCGCCCAAAACGTGCTTTATGCTGCCCTTGAAAACAAGGTTGAAAAGGTTATGGCGATCAATACAGACAAAGCCGTAATGCCGATAAATTTATACGGAGCAACGAAACTTTGTGCTGAGAAGTTGTTCATCCAAGGCAATACCTACAGCGGAAATCGAATCCCTCACTTTTCAGTTTGTCGTTACGGAAATGTAATTGGAAGCAGGGGCAGCGTTATCCCTTTGTTCCAAAAACAATATGCCGAGACAGGAAAGGTGACCATCACCGACAAAAATATGACCCGTTTCTGGATTACATTGGTCCAGGCCTCCAACTTCATTTTACAAGCAATTGAAGATATGGAAGGAGGGGAGATTTTCATTCCCAAAATGTCCAGTGCTGCTGTGGCAACAATAGCACATGCAATCTGTCCTGATGCAGAAATTGAAATCGTGGGGATTCGGCCTGGAGAGAAATTGCATGAGACATTAATCACAAAAGAGGAAAGTGTTCACACAACAATGAATATAGGTAAAAATAGATTTGAAATCAGAGCAATAGGAAAATTCAACCAATTTGAATACCGTAGTGACAACAATCCCCATTGGTTGGCATTGGAGCAAATAAAGGAAATGATAAAGGAGGCATAATGACCCCTATAGCAAAAACCAAACGCCTTGAATTAGTCAGCCTTATAGAATTGGTGGAAGAGGAATACCCTACCAATTACTTGTCTTGGCTAAATGATCCAGAAGTAACCAAATACAATCATTGGGGCCTCTTCCCATACACTTCTTTGACGAGAGACCAATATATACAAGAACTCAAAAAGAGCAATAAAGCAATCGTTTGGGCCTGCCTTGTTGAGGGAATTCACATTGGAAACTTCACCCTACAAAATATCAACTATATATACCGCAGTGCAGAGTTTGCAGTGGTCATGGGCGAAAAAGAATATTGGAATAAGGGATATTGCACTGAAGCAGCCCGCCTGCTTTTTGCCCACGCCTTTGATAAACTAAACCTTCACCGGGTGTGGACTGGTACGGCAGCAACAAACGCCGGAATGAGAAAAGTTGCTGAGAAATTGGGCATGACAAATGAGGGGGTTTTCATTGACGCTATGTTTCTCAATGGAGAGTATGTTAATATTTATGAATTTGGGATCACCGAAAAAGAATGGAGACAACATGAAAACAAATGACATCTTCAATCAAGTCAAAAAGATTCGTACCCAGAACAATGAAAACTGGATGGAACTTTTGAGGCTAGCTTTTAGAATAGATCCATACAATGCCAAGAAAATTATGCAAAAGATTGTTGAGTGTGATGAAAAGATCAAAGACCTTTGTAAGGAGTTGATAGAATGAAAACCAAAACAGCAAGAAGGTTTCTGAGTCGTAATGCCTATAAAGCAGCACACATAAAAACATTCACCCCTAACAAAAAGAACCACTTCACAAGACGATGGCAAGAATGCCTTAAAACAGTTGCAAAAGAAATGAGGATCAAAAATGAGCAAAAAGAAAAAGCAGAAACGATCGAAACTTAAAAAGAATCTGAATGCTCTGAAAACAATTAACCCCGGTATGTTCAGTTGGTTAAAAAAGCAACCAGAGATTGATTGGATACAGGAGATTAAAAGCGAAAACGGAGACAGAAATCTGCTTATTCAAAGTGGCAGCAATCTGATCAATGCCTATCTAATGGACAATCCAATGAAAGAGGCCGAGAGCGTAGCAGACCAAATGAATCTATACAAGGAAAATATCAGCATTATCATTGGGGCTGGACTAGGCTATCTTTGCAAAGCCGTTTTAGAGAAAATGGAAAAGAAACACAGAGTTATTGTAATCGAACCTATTGGAAGCATGATCAAATTAGCCCTGTCTAATTTTGACTTCTCAGAGGATCTCCGAAAAGGAAATCTAATATTCCTGCCGGGCAAGATTGAATTAGTCTATACCCTGCATTTTCTTAGTGGTCAATTTGTTATTTCCGATTGGTTACTAACAACCGAAAAGTATACTCGCCATCGCCCCCATGAATATAATGAAATCGTCTCAGCTGCCCAGGAGACTATTAACCAGATAATGTGTAATACTGGAACTGTTGCAGGGGCCGCTGGAGGGATAATCGCTGACAATGACATTGCCTGTATGCCCTACGTCCTGCGACACCGGGGAGTAAATGAATTAAAAGGACTGTATAAGGATAAACCTGCTATTTGTGTAAGCACCGGTCCCTCACTGGCAAAGAATATACATCATTTAATTGACCTTAAAGACAGGGCAATTATTATTTGTGTCGGGCAGGCAATCCGGCCATTGCTAGGTTATGGAATTAAACCTGATTTTGCAACAACTGTCGATTTTGGCGAAGTCAATATTGGACACTTTAAGGGGTTACTTGATTGTAATATTCCCCTTGTAACAATAAACAGAACCTACGCCCTTTTAATAAAAGCATGGCAAGGACCCAAATTTATTGCTGCCACACCGGTCCCCGGATATGAGAGTATGGCAACTGGAATACTGACAGACAAAGGGTTTATCGAGGCCGGTGGCAGTGTAGCCCATTTGTCATTCGGTCTCGCACAATTGCTTGGCTGCAACCCTATTGCTTTTTTGGGACAAGATTTGGCCTTGACGGATGGATCACATATTCCACTGGCAGATGCTTCAGGGGAGGTAAAAATAAATGCAGCAGGTGGGATCGATTGGGTTGTGAAAGACCCCCGATGCAGTTTAACAGGCGAAGGGAAATCATACAGCATGGGCATGGTGCATTATGTTGAGGGATTTTATGGAGGAAAAACTTTAACAAACATGGGCCTAATGTCATTTTTGACAGTTTTTGAGGGAATGATATCTCGTCACCTTGAAGGAAATAAAGGGAAATTAACTTGATTTTTATATGCGGTAGGGTCGGGTGAGGTAGGGTCAGGACTGGCACGGCGAGGCGTGGTGAGGTTTGGTAAGGTATGGCATGGTTTTAAAAGAAATTTAACAGGAGACGACCAACATGAAAAATAACAAAATAGCAGGGATTATAAACCCAGAAATGGAAAAGAAAGCAGAAGATTTCGAAGCCAATTGGGATCTGGTGAACATGATAGACAGCCTATGCTGTGACTTTATAGACGAACACGACGGCATTTATGCCGAAGATGTCTATGTGGCATTGGAAAGGGTAAAATGGCATTTTCTGCAAACCCATGTCGAAACGAGGATAGAAAGGCGACTGGAAAAGGCTGGAATAAAACTGCCAGAACTTGAATAATAATCTTTTCAAGATTTGAACAGCTTTTCAGTATAATAAGATAAAGGATAAAATAAACAATCAAATAAGAAGGAGAAAAAAATGTCAGACGAAACAGGTTATATAGATTATGATGAGATGGACAAAAAGTATCCTGAATTCAGGAAGAATCTCCTTACCCTAATCACCAACAATCGCAAAGAATTCCCTGATCTTCCAGTATGGAAAATAGTTCATCTTCTTGGTAAAGTTTGTAGAGAACTCGGGGATTACCAAAAAGATTTCAATGACCAAACTAAAAAGAAATCACAAATTCAAATAGAAAAGCAAACAGCAGAACTCAAAAGCCAAATCCTCGACAGAGGCTTGGAAATTATGAATAATGAATATCATCTACGGGACGCTATCTCAGATATAGAAAAGGCAAAAAGGGATGAGGAAAAAAGCGAGGCAGAATCCCAAGCAGAAAAAGAGAGATGGAAATAAAAGGATAAAAACAAGCCAGCGGGGTGGAGAAAACCATCAAGACTGAGCGAGCCAGTTAAAACGAGAAAACCACATTATAGGAGCGAACCAAGCAACAAGAGAAAACCATATTATAGGAGCGAGCCAATTTTCACGAGAAAACCAATAAGCCGGAGCGAGCCATAAGGGTTGAGAAAACCACAGTTCCCGAGCGTATCTATTAACCTTTAACAAAAGGAGTTTTCAACAATGACAAAGAAAACTAACAACAAAATCACTTACATCAAAGCAGGAGAGCTTGTGGTAGACATGGACCTCTACCCCAGGCAAAAGATCAATCGTTTCCATGTCAGCAAACTTCATGAAGCCCTGAAATCTGGAAAAGAACTTCCCCCAATCTATGCAGACAAAGAAACAAAAATAATCTCAGACGGCAATCATCGGGTTGAGGCATATTTGAAATTCGGAGGGCCTATGCAAGAAGTCCCGGCCTTCATAAAAGATTACAAAGGGAACAAGGCAGAAATGTTCAAAGACGCAGTAACCCTCAACTCCTCTCATGGCATGGCCTTCAGCATTTTTGATATTGGAAGAATTCTGATGAAATGTGAGGGCATGGAAATAAAGATTGATATGGTCTGCCGGTATTTGAACATTACAGAACACAAGGCGGAGAAAATCCTCAACAGGATAAAGCCGGTAGTAGCACCAACCAAGAAAGGGAAAATGAAAGAAACTGGAGTCAAGGTCTCTATTAAAAGAGGAATGACTAAGCTCAGTTCTCAGGATTCCATCACAGAGGAACAGGCAGAGATTAACGAGCACGCTTTGGGGGTGGCGGCAACACGCCTTGCAAAAGACCTGCTGGACAAGATCAAAGGCAATTGCATACTCTATACTGCTGATTTGATTTACATGCTTGAAAAACTCCGTGATGCCCTTACTATAGTAATAGAGGCACATAAAGAAGATGAGGCTCAAGAAGGATAAAGAAATTGTGCCACCCAGTACGAGGAAACCATTGTTTATGAGCGAGCCATTTGGTTTGAGAAACCCATCAAGGGCGAGCGAGCCACTTAACCGAAGAAAACCGCTCATGGGAAGCGAGCCACCGGCGATGAGAAAACCATTTCATTCGAGCGAGCCACAAGACCCGAGAAAACCAACTTCAAAGAGCGTATTCCAAAAAAGAAAGGAGGTGCATAAAATCAGGCTAAGGCAATCTAACCATTAACTGACAAAATAGGGAGGATTTAAAAATGGCTAACTACAACAGATACGATTTGAGGAGAGTCACCAAGACCTTGTATGATATTCAAGATATAAGGAAAAGAGTGGAAGGAAGGCTTGGCCTCAAATCCAACGGCGTACAAAAGAAAATAAACGTAGGCGATGGGTCAAATTTAAAAGCAAACATTAATGAGGATGTCTTCAACCTTTTGAATGTGCTTTTAGCTTTCATGCAGAATGAAGAGAAAAAGCTCACAAAGCAACAAAAGGAAATGATCGATGATAGTTTTCCTTTTGGGACAATCCTAAGAGAGCAACAGGGAATCGATTACAAATTGGCCGGAGTAATCCTGTCTGAGATCGACATAGAGGAAGGCTCGACAGTGAGCAAACTCTGGAGATTTTGTGGACTTGACCCAACAGCTAAAAGCAAGAAAGGGGAAAAGAATAAGTATAACAAATTCCTCAAAACTAAGTTGGTTGGAACATTCGGGCACATGGCTATACTCAGATTCAGCCATCCATACAGAGCTGTTTACGATGCCCGCAAGATGAGAAGAGAAAGTCAGGAGTGGGGAGAACGACCAGGGCACAGGCACAACGATGCTATACGATATGCCGTGAAAATGTGGATTGCCAATTGGTTATATCCCACATGGAGGGCACTAGAGGGGTTGCCAGTAAGACCCCCTTATCATGAGGAAAAACTTGGGCATAAGCACGATGATAAATCCAAGCCCAAGAATAAAAAGTGATTAAAGGAGAGCCGCCGCTTTCACATAGCGGCGGCCCATAACATAATGCCAAACGAACCAAGGAAACCGTTGTCAAAAGCGAGCCAAGAGGAAAGAGAAAACCATAGTTCGAGAGCGAGCCATATCAGGAGAGAAAACCATTGTTAAAGAGCGAGTCATATAATATGAGAAACCCTCAACTATAAAGCGAGCCAGGTTTGAGGAGAAAACCATTAATCACGAGCGAGCCAGGATCTCGGAGAAAACCATTAATAACGAGCGAGCCGGAAAGCACAGCGGGATTTTAAATGAGCCTGCTGTGCTTCCAAAACAATTAAACAAGGGAGCCCCAAAATGAGCAAAAAGAAGAAAAAGAAACCTCCCAAACCCTCAAAAAGGGCAGTAGTCAAAGGGACGCCTGAAACCAAAAAGAAGAAAAAAAAGAAGAAGAGTAAAGGAAAATAGCTATGCAAAAGCTCCCAAACAAAAGAGTCATAATCAATGATTTTATCCCTAGTCCAGAAAATGTAAGGAAATGCGATTCAGGGCACACAACCAACGGCCACTGGATGGTTCTTGCCTCTTTTCTGCCTAAAGTCTTTCAGGACAAAGTCGCAGAGCTCACTTCGGCAAAGGCTGAATATCCTCACGGTCAAGACGTGATAGAAGCAATGTCCAAGAGGGAATTCCATGAGTGCAATTTTTCTGATCAAAATGAAAAAGAGGGAATTCTTATCTATAAATGTACAAATTTCAAAATTGCCTTTACCACAGTTTACATCCTATATCTCCATAAGCACATAGCAAATTTAAAAATAATGGCAAGCAGCCCAGAGGAACCGGCAAAATTAATTCAAGGGCCTGTTGGGATATTAGATAAAGACAAAGAAATTGGCGTTTTAATGCCATGTCTCTTGCGAATGAAAGGGGAAAATAGTATGAAAAAACCAATAGTTGTCTGCTTATGTGGTTCTACTCGATTCAAAGACAAATTTGTAGAAGCAAATCTTCAAGAGACTTTATCTGGAAAGATTGTACTTACGATAGGCTGTGATATGAGACCAGATGATGAAATTTTTAAGGACATGACTCCTGATACTTTTGCGGCCACAAAAAGAAATCTTGATAGATTACATTTAGCGAAAATTGATTTGTCTGATGAAGTGTTGATTTTGAATGTAGGAGGCTATATCGGAGAATCCACAACCAATGAATTAAATTATGCTAAGAAAAAAGGCAAGAAAGTGAGGTATTTAGAATGATACAAAGAACAGTCATTAATTCTACAGAAGGCGGGGCCAGAATCAAAGGCACAATCCCAATGCCCCTTTGTGATTTCATCGAGAAATATTGCAAGAAGACAATTGACAAATCCAAGCTCACTCCTTTGCTTGAACTGGCAGATGATGGAGACAAACTAATTGAAAAGGTCATCCCGCTATTACAAGACGACATTGACAATCTGGACATAATCATTAAAAGTTCGCGAATAGGGCTGGCCGCCTCCGAAGGCATAAAAAAGTTAATGTCCCGCAAGGCATATGAAAAATTGATGAAGAAAAAGACTGAAAAGATTTTTGAAATATGCCTTATGGAGGCCAGGCAGGAGTGTGGCAATAATTTTGTCGAGATCAACCACAAGTTTTATGAGAAACTCCTAAAGCAAATCCACAAACCTCAACTACAACACATCATAAGGCTGTCCCAGTGCAATTTCAAACACTCTGAGGAGGCCCACATCGCTTCAATCAAAAACCCTCTGGTCAATGTAGCTATCTATGGAGCAAGCCGAGCGATTCAGGGCAGGGCTTTAAAGGCAGACGAGACACTGGTAAACTTCCTGAAGGATAAGAAGGTTGCATTCACCCGATTGGAAAGGAACAGTCTGATCCTAAACACAGCTAAAAAGGCATCTGAATCCTTGAAAAAGTCTTATACAGAGACCTTAGAGTTGTTGAAAAAATACAATGAGACAAAAGAAGATGCCCTATTAAGGCCAATTGAACCAGAAGAGGTCAATTTAGACGATGCAGAGGAATACTTTAAAACCGGGAATTGGGCACATCCTTTGTTGGATGCGGAAAAGGTTTTATTGAGTTCAAACAACAGAAAATCAACCCTAAGACAAAAGGCAATAAGAGTCCTCAATAAAGCAACCAAAATGAGAAAAGAGGCTATTGAAACTGCCAAATGGAATGAAGACACCAACCTAGACCATGAACGAAAACTCCTCCAATACAACGATCTGATTGAAAGGGCAAAAAAACTTGGCAAAAAGGACAAAGAGTTTGACAAAGCCCTCAAACTGCTAATAAAAGCAACTAAACTATTGCCGAACGAAATTGAAGGAAGATGGGGGCTGGCAACTGCCCTCCACCATTCAGGCAATCTTAAAATGTCCATCATTGAATATAAAAAACTGGTCAAAGACTTCCCCGACAATGCAGGATTCAGATTTGAGCTTGGACAAGTTTTCCTAGTCAATAACCAGATACAAGACGGCCTCCGAGAAATCGGTAAGGCTATGGAAAGCACAAAAGAATTTGATTCTTTTCTGATCCGGGTTGGTGAAATCTATGAGCAAAGCGGAATGATGGAAGAGGCCCTAACAGCATATGAAAATTATCTTGAGAAATTCCCATATGACTTCAAAGCTTGGAATCATAAAGGCAATTGCCTACATAAAATCGGCAGAGAAGCAGAGGCCAAAGAAGCATATAACAAGGCTCAATCTATAAGCCCAAAAAACAAATGAGCCAATCCTGCTTGCAAGACCCTGAACGAAATTTATGGATTGCAGTAATGCATCGGGCATATGATGATCTACTTCTAAACCCCGATAATTATGGCCTAAATAAGAAAAGAGAAATCGAATTTTTGAAAGAGAAGACTGTATCATGGGTCAAAGAACAGAGAACCTCTATAGGAAGTTTCTCATGGATATGCGGAGTGTTGGATCTACCAATAGAGGAAATGAGAAATTTAATGTTGGAACACAAGGAAAGAGAAGCCCATGATTATCTCCTTCGGAAAACATAAGGGCAAAGAGATAGAAGAAATTCCCTCTGGTTACCTCAAGTGGTTACTGGAGCAAGCCTTCATTGAAGAGGATAGGCATACCGAACTATTTGAAGCCATTGAATATGAAATGGCCGTCAGAGACAGAAGTTATGGACACTTTTATGAGTAATTACAAAAGATTTTTCTCTCTCAAACTTTGTATTGCTTGAGTCTCCAAAATAGCCTTTTAACCTCATAAAGCCGATGAAGCAAGTGGGCAATTTTTTGCCATATCTAAAATGACATTGAGATCATTAATCATTATTTCCTCTATGCTGCTGGTATGTTTTGTCATTTGATCAATTCTCCTTCTTTTTTAGCCTCCTGCACAATGCGTAATCTGGCTTAGGGATCACTTTTTTTATGGGCGTAACCGGCTCCTGTTTCAACCATGCTTCATCATAATCAGGAGGCAAGCCAACCGTAACTTCTTTCGTGGGCCATACAGGATTGGAATCTTCGTCTATGTCATAATCCTGTTCAATGACTTGTAATAAATCCAAATTCGGTTCTTCTTCGCCTTTGATACATTTTGCTCGCATTTCAGCAAGTTCTTCTTTTGATGGGTTTATCACAATAATTTCATATTTTGATTTATCAAAATCCCCAAAAGGATGAGGCACGAGTAAAGGTTTCCCCCCGTTGCCGAAACAAGGATGGTCAGGTGCTTGCCACATTGATCTAATTTTTTTGGTGATTTTATCTCTTAGAATAAAAATCCAAAATACCTCTCCGGATGCGGTAACATATCGTTGTTGAGCATAGGCCGTATTTGCACTTTGGGCACCAAGGGCAATATTGGTAACATAAGAAGTGGTAACGGAGACTGCTGGATCTGCCATATACGCATCCATTGCACCTGCGGCGCTTTTTTTGACCTGCGGATAAAATCCATATTCGCCGCCCGGAAGAGTATAATTGGAAATGCCACCAGTACCACTAACGCTTCCCTGGCTAGTTTTAAGTTTCGCCTGCGCAACTGCGGAGGCTGCAAGTTTGCCTTCAGTGACGGCGAGGGCTGCAAGCATCCCCTCCTCGACAGCAAGATTTGCAATAGTCAAAACTCCATCGGCTGCCAATGTAGCATCACCGCCCATTGTCTGGGGTGCAGGATCGGCACCAGTGGCACCTACTACGAGCTGGCCATTTGTCATGGCGGCTATTGTTGTTATACCAACAGGGCCAGTTGCAATTACCATTGCATGATTGGTTAAACCCGATATTCCTGTAGCAAGTTGAGATTGCATTTGGAAATAAGTACCATCATAAATAACAGTTATTATCTGTCCTGATTCAATATCTCCAGTCTCAAGATCTCGATCATGTAGTTTTTTTATACTTTTAGCACCAAGAGCATTGATATTTAAAGTTGCTGCCCCAGTATTGGCAGTATTTGCCTTGAAATTAACTAACATGCCATTAAAATATGCTGTCACAATCGGATCAAGAGTAATTACATAATCATCAGATGCTCCAACATCAGTAGCATACTTAGTTTTATCAATATTAAAAATTGCCTTCCACAACTGATTTCTTGTATCGGCTGAAGCCGGCAAAGGATTAATTCCAGTGGCAGTTAAAACAGCAATTATTTCTTCCTGAACAGCATTAAGCCAATCTTCTTCAACCGTTGTTCCTGGCGGCCCATCTGTAAACATATTACCAACATTATTTTCACCTTCAGTCCTATGCATGATTATCTCCTTTAAATCTTCTTGATCATGTTAAACGGGCTTGTTCTTTCTGCAATTGCCTAAACAATCCAAACAGGGCAAGAGAAGCCTCATCTGATTTGGGTTTGATTTTTCCATCAGCTCCTTCCTCTGTCATTGCATTTCTAAAAGATTCCGTTGCTTGTTGGTTTCCTTCTAGCAGGCCCATCATCGCCCATTGAAAATCAAATAACCACATATCTAAACATTGCTTTCGTATTTCCTTTTCTAAGGGGTTTCCCCGTTTTGATACCGAAAGTTCAATCCAACAAGAGCATCCTTCATTTCCATCCCAAGCTTTCTGTGGGCAGCCATTCCTCTCGAAAACCTTTAAACCTCGTATACAAGGAGGATTTTTCATTTTTTAACCTCTTTCATAACATAATCAAATCCGTCAATCGTTTGCTCTTCAATAGTTTCAGAAACATCAGGGTCATATTTAGGATTCGTTTTGCCATCATCTAGATATTCTGGTTCATAATCCTTGTTTGGCACAGCAACTACTTTATATCGTAGAGTCTTTGAAACCGTCATCTTCTTACCAACCATCTCCTTAACTTGATCGACAGTTGTTTTTTTCTGCCCTTCTCTTCTCTCCATTTCAGAAAAAATAGATTTGAGAAGTTCCTGGGATTCCTGTAATGGAAACCAGACCTCTTCTTCTGACTCTTCAAACTGAATTAGCACCTTAACTTCTTTGCCGTTCTTGGATAACTCTTTTATTGTAAAAGTTCCCATTAGTTTCTTTCTCCCTTTAATCTTTTACTGCTGCTATGACTTCCTGATAATGCGGAGCCCCATTCGCCCCCGTCGCACCATGATTATGGGCACCGTCTCCACCAATGCTTTCAGAATCCTGATTACGAGAACCAATATTCCCAGGAGCAGAACCTCCTGCCCCATTTCCTTGCCAACCTTCAGTTGAACTATCATACATACCATGCACATGAGCAGGCATCTCAGCAATGATTAGAGTATGATCCCCAGTAGTATGTGTATGAGCAGTCTGAGGGTCTACAGCCCCACCCGAACCAATGGCCCCAGCAGCAGCATAACAGAGCATAGCATTATCCTGCCAATCATCCTTGCGAGTCCACCCGACAGGAGCAACAGTCTGACCAAAAAGCATGATAGTTCCGGTTGGAATAGGAGCAAAAGCCTTTCTCAATGCTTCGTTTAATTGTTGAGTCGTTTCCGTCGCAGCAGTTTTTAAAGGTATTCCCTCCTGCTCAATAACATATGCAATCTCTTCTTGAATTGCATTAAGCCAATCTTCTTCAAGGCGTGTCCCCGGTGGGCCGTTTGCAAAGAAGTTTGCTACATTATTTGCGCCTTCTGTTCTGTGCATGATCTATCGCCTCCCAACAATTTGTTTTTTTATACGCCAGTTACAGCCCAGTTGCCAGTCCCATCAAAACGCCATTTGTAAATCGAAGGATAGGTAACGGTAATAGACCCAATAACATAACCAATAATACCTTTCGGCGGATCACTTGTGGCTGAAGCAACGTCAATACTCCCGTGCGTAGAAGCAGCTGCCGCTGATTGCAAAAATACAGGCTTGCCAATGAAACCGCTCAACCGGGTCAAGTCCGTATCATATACAATTCCCTTGATGAGAATCTTGACATCAGTTGCCCCAGAAGCATAGCTATCAGCAGCAATTCCGCGGGCGGGATTCTGGGCTGAATTAGAAATATCAGCAAACCACCAGTTGCCAGAAACCTGATTGTAAGCCATCGGTTTCCCAAATGAAATGCTGTAATCAGCATGTAATGTTTGGCTATAAAGATGAAATCCTCTTGTGGTCTTATCTGTGATAATGCCACCAGCAATTGGCCCATTGAAGAAATCTCCCGCATAGGTGAACTCAGGAGTTTCCATCAGAGTCACTAAAAAATCCCTTAAATCCTGAGCACTTATCTGGCCTGTTACATTATCTGCAAACAGGGCAATCAGTTGTGCTCTTGTGCGTTGTGTATCAGCCATGACTAAATCCTCCTATTAAATTGGTTTTCTAAAATCTCCACTAAACTCGCCCGTAAAATATTCACCCCCATAGTGAACATCAAAGGCAGAGCTAAACTCTCGCCAAAACTCCCCATAAAGATAACTCTCGCTCCCGGAAAGCATCGCATCAAAAGCAGAGCTAAATGCAAAATCAAATTCTGGACCATCATAATCAAAAATCAAAACTGTGTGTGCAGGTTTATATTTCTCAAACTGGCAAAGCATCGATTCAGCACCAGAAATATATGAAAGAAGATCTCCACACTCACTGCCTTCGCAAATAAAATAAATTATCTCTCCAAGACCTCCATATGAAATCGTGATTTTCCAATAAAAAATAACCCATGCATCTCCACAAGGATCTCCTGCCCCCATCACTCCACACCAGAAAGGGCTATATTCGGTCACCGTAACTGTCCAACCGTATGCCGCTGCAAGCTCAATAAAATATGCTGGATTCTGTTGCCCTAATGCAATCAGTTTACTATGGGCTGCCAATCTCCGTTCTTGAATCGTCTGGGTCTCTGGTGAACATTCATCGGGCAAACCCAAATCAATCTCATGATCAATAAGCAACTCAGTTGTATATCGGACATCTCTTTCAATAAGTAAAGTGTTCGATCGAGCATCTACACGAGCAAATTCTTCTGCATCCCCATGCAAGAATTCTGTTAGGACAGACCCCTCTTCCCGATTCCATGCCTTCCCACGGGGCAATAATGATTGCAATAACCGCAAATAATCTGTTGCAGACCTGATCACATTAATAATCCGTAAAAGTTACTGTGCCTAACGCATGCACTTTATTTGTTGCTGTAACATCTGATGCTGGAGAATCCAGTCGATGGTGTTCTTCTCCAGTCGTCAAACAGATTGCCTCATTAATCTCAGACAAGTAAATTACCTCACCGGGACCTCCCTCTCGCATTATTAGATCCTCCAAGGCATCTTCAACAGCGGACTGAACAGCTACAGTATTTGGATAAATAGCAATTTCAAAATTAACTGTCTGCAAGGTCAATTCAACCATAAACAGGCCAGGCTCCGCAGTCACAGGGCACCCTACTATTTGCCCAGTCCCAGAGTCTTCATGTTCAACAATATATGCCCTAACCTCTGCCATCTGGACAGCATTAGGGATTATACTATCATCGTCATCCCGGACAAATGCAACTCCTATCGTGCCGATTCCCATATACAAAGGGAAGGTCCATGCCCGAGTAACCCCAGGCACTTCCAGCGCCCAAGTTTCATAATCAAATTCAGCCCCTCCATGTGGGGGTTGTCTTTTTCGTGCTAAAACCCTTGTTCTCAATTCATCATCAGTCTCCACGTCCGTCCCATCATAAATTCCATCAGCATCAACTGTCAATGAAGTACTAACTCCTGCAATTGGGCTAACAAAAGTCAATGTAATTCCAGGATCATCATTTCCATCTGCCCCTGCTGCAGTTGCAGTAAACGGTACTGTTGCCACGCCCGCTGCAATCACTACGTCCTCATCTGTTTCATAAGTCTGGTCATTTGTCGATGTCAATTGGGTGCCTGCTGGAATTGCAACCCCATTCGTCCCCGTAGCCGTGCCTGATCCAATAGCGACAACTGCGGCCTGCCTCGTAATCCCATATTCAGCGGCAATGGTCTCAAGTCCTGCCTCATCTGCTGTTGAGACAAATAATTGACGGGCTTGATAGTCAAGGTATTCATACAACAGATGAAATGCCCCAGCATTTACCCTTGCAATCACCCGCAAAACAGACCTCCGCAAAAGAGAAGTCGCTCCTGTAATTCTGGTTTGAAAATCAGATGTTATTCGATCAACAATTCCCTGAAGAGATAATCGAGAAAACGGCATTATGTTCTACCCTCCTGTACAGACCACTGATATGAAAACTCCTCAGCTTGTTTGTTTCCATATTTTCGATGAATTAAAATCTTCAATGCTAATATGTCATTCCCTGGTGTCCCTTGCCGCTCTGCTTCCACTTCAACCTTCATAGCAACTCCATCATCAATCAACCATTGGAGGGATTCCTCCACATATTGCTTCGCTCTAATGACGACATTTGGCGTTGTCTTCTCCCTTTCCAATAGCCATAATCTTGAGCCAATTTGATCATTTTCAATATTGCTCGTTAAATCCCCCCACCAACCCCTGCGATCAAGGTTATTAGAGTCTGGCAAGGCATCATCTTCATTCGCCCTTCGATCTGTGAAAAGACTGATTATTACAGCGGTTTCAAGCCCCCCATCAGATTCAAGATCCTGGATGGTTTCATCAAAAACAAAATCTCCCTCCAAAAAAATAGGGTCTAAACTTATGCGAATATCATCTGCCATATCATATCGCCTTAACCTTAGTCGTTGCTTGGTTTGCTTCAGAAGCTGCTACAGTTGGAGTCCCTGAATTCCCAACTCCCCCGCCATTTGCATGAACATGATTATTAAATAAGTCAATAAAACGTTCATCAATTATCTTTCTCAACCCTGCAAAAGCTGGTCCGCCTAATGAAACTTCTGGAGAATTAATAATATGAGCAGCAATATTAACATGAGTTTCTGTTGGAGCCGTAACCGTTTTGCTTGTATCTAAAGTTTTTGTTTCTTGGTCTCCTAAAATATTAAAAATTCTTCCACGTTTTAAATGAATGCGAAAATCATCCTCATCTGTATATACTGCTACTTCTCCTGCAACTAAATCCTTTGGTCTGTAACGTCTATCATGAACGCAGATAGCAATTCCATGATCCCGATTGCCATTGAAAAATACCGCCAATACCTCTGCCCCTTCCAGAGGGTAAGTCTCAAACCCATATTCCTGAAAACGCTCCATATCAGTGATTGTTTCCCCATCAAGAGCATTAATTTGAATCTCTTGGGTTAATTTTGTATTATAGACCGCCATCAAAACAGCCCTTCCTAACAACAAAAATATTTTGTTTCTCAACGGTTGAATCAATCTTTTAAAATTAGGTAAATTCATATTTATCTGCTCGGCTAGTCAATCATTGATAATTTATTCTTTTTTGGAGCTTCAGGCAAAACTTCAAAAACATTCGGATCAACTAATCTCATCTTTGTAATTGCCCCTGCATCTCCAACGGTAAAAGACAAATCAGACATCAATAAACTTTCACCAGCTATCCCCAATATATCATCCTTTACCTGTACCATTGCATTCAATGGCCAGATTTTCCCATCTGATTGCGTCCATCCTTGCACTTCATAATCAACAGTGCGGGATGCACCTATCCTCTTGCTCAATTCCCATCTTGCCCTTTCAAGACATTTTCCTCTATCACATTTCGTTTCAGCAAAAACAATTATCGGCCTGTATCTCGTGATAACTTTTTCGTCTGTTATCCTGCCAACAGGTCCTGCAATATCCTCTATAGGGTTTACTTTTGTATCCTCCCCTTTCCCTTGCCCTTTTACGATATAAGTTTGGAACCGATCTTTATTACTATTATCAAGGCTTCCTCTTAAAATATTTTTGCCTGTCTCCAAAGAATCAGTTGCTTTATAAGCAGTTCCTGCTCTGGTCAAAGTCAATTTTCCATCACTATAACTCAACGGCAAAATTGCTTTCATTTTGCAGATCTTTGTAATCAAATCAAATACAACATCTCCTTCATCTGCTTTCACACTTTCTGTCCATATTGCATTTGCATCCTTTGAAACGGAATCATCAACAACTATATCAATATGAAATGGTTCGCAAACACGCTTGATAATTTCTTTGATGGACAGATTTCTCCATTCTTTCGTCACCTGATCTAGTGAGCAATCAACCAAATCCCCTGTCTTATCCCTGCCACCAAATTGAATATTATGGCTTGAAGCATCATAATTAACCAGAATATCTTCAACATAACCTGTGATTATTTTCTGATCATTTATTTCAACAACGCATTCATCCCCCAAAACAACATTCCATTTTTTAGCTTCTCCAGGGAAAAGGTCTGTTGTTGCTAATCCAAAAGATCCGACCATCTGATACATGGACTTCTCAATCATAACACTTGTCCAACCTCGGAAGGCTTGACCTTTTACTTTTAATGTAACTTCATCACTCATTCAAAACCTCAATCGTTCTGCCTCCCGGCAAAAAGCCAGGATGTTGAATCAGTGGAATATTTCTTCCGATAATCTCTGCCTCCCGCCCCAAATCATAATATCTATCATAGGCCAAAACTAATGATGGAAATGTCGTAGGAGGAACCTCATAGTCAACAATCTTTGCCAAAGATGCCCCAATCCCAATCATCGATTCAGTAAACACAGACCTCAAAGATTCTATTGCCTGATACGAACCAGGGGAAGCAATCGTGATATTGTAATCGTCATATTCTGTATCAGCAGCATCGTTGCCGAGTTTGAGCAATAAATTTTCCAAGGCATCTGTTACTTCTTTCATCATTTCAATTGCCGAATCGTAGCTAGTATAATCGATCCTAACTGCTGTCCTGATGGCTGCAATAACTGCATTAATTCGAACCAAATTAACGATTGCAACCAGATTCGCTGACTGTCTTGCCCTCTGATATGTTGTAATCGACACGGGGGCGATAGTCCCACCGTATGTGCTTGAATTTGCCCCTGGGTCTTCACCAAAACGGTTCACTGCCAGCATTGCTCTAACAGTTGTCTTGCCTAAATTCTCACCTATTTTAGACGGGCTTTCCATTGTGCTGGCTTCAAATCCCGTTTTCTCCCCAGACGGAATCACTACAGCAGAAGACATCGGACCAGTGAAAAACCCATAAACTCTGTCACTGCAAGCCCCTAGCAATTGATCAGAGGTAAGTTCACCATACATTCCTGCAATGCTCTTCAGCCCATCAAACATACCTCCAATACTATTTGCAAAACCACATGCATCAGATATCGCTGAAACGTCAATCCCTGCACGAGCCTCTGCCAAATAAGCCAATGCCTTCGACACTTGGGAAGGGAAGGCTCCTTGAATTGATTTTATTGTTGACTTCAACATATTGTTTAAAGAACCGATTGCAACCATAATTGAATTCTTAGCATAACTGGGAGCGTCTGCTATATCATAAACATCTGAAAAACTATCATCTGCTACATCCAAAGCGTCTTCTGACCTGTCATCAACAGACTCAATATAGTCTGCCGCTGTCTTAGGATATGGTATTAGGGGCTCGTCTCCTTGAAAAAATGACTGGGTTTCACTAATCATGACAAAAGTCATGGAGAAACGGGCAAGCCCCCCTTCCCTAAACGATTCAGAAATACGAGCTTTGCCAACCAGATTAACCAGCTTTTCACCCAAAAACGGATGAATCAATATCCCAGGTCCAGGCTCCTTCAGGGCATTGATTAATGCATCTCTCTCTGTAAAGTAATCAAGATTATTCTCTTCATTTTGAACAACATACCCATCAACTGTAAATTCATCCGTATCTCTTCCCAAATCCTCTATATACGGAGAATCCTTATATGGGTATTGGTGGACAACATTTCGCCGCCCAACGCTGGCCTCTGATCTTTCAAAGAAGAATTTTGCCCCCCGGAAAGAAGATTTATACTTAACAACTCCGCCGGCAGAGACTTCCGCCAGATCCCATAATAATTTATCACGCCAAGTCATTTTATTGAAATTCCCCTACAAACCCAAGAAGGTCAGTAGAAACATTTGCATCTCCTTTTTTCTTTTTGACCTTTTCTATTGTAGCAGTTGTCCCGGGCTCGGCAGAAACTTTGAGATTTATATCTGTCTGAGATTTTTGATTCCCTGCTATTGCGCCAACTGCTCCTCCGACTCCTTGCCTTTCAAGGTTTCTTCTCATTTCCTCTCGTGATCTTTCTACGTTGCTCAACTCTGGAGTTCCTGTTTCAGTTTTCTTTGTTTCGACCTCAATACCAAGCCTTTTCTTGACCCAATCAGGGATTACCCCCATAATCTTTTTTACTATATCTTCAACAAACAAATATGCATCAGTAAAAATAGTTTCAATAGTTTTCCATAAATCACGAAAATAAGTTATCAATGGATCCCAATTGCCAGTAAAAAGTCCAATCCCGATACTCTTAATGAGATCAACAATAGCCCCGACTGTTCTTGAAAATATGTCCCAAACAAACCCTAAAATATCTCTAACTATTTCAGGAAATTCATTCCAATGTCTTATCACCTGAATTATAGCGAAGCCTATTGCAGCAACGGCCACTACAACAGCAGCAATTGGTGCAAGTAGGGCAATCAAAGCAGGAGTCGCAATTGCCATTATAGCTCCTATTGCAAACGCTATTTGACCAAAAATAATTAACAAAGGTCCTATTGCAGCAACCAACGCCCCAATGATGATAATTATTGTTTTCCCAGTTGGCCCCAATTTTGTTAACCACTTAATCACAGGCATAAGCCGATCAATAACTGCAATTAATGCTCTTTTTAATATATCTCCAAAAGCCGCCGCCATCTGCATGACCCAGTTCATTGCAATTTTCAATCGGGAGGCTGTCGTTTTATATCTCAAATTAGCCTCTTTCGTTAATGCAATATTTTCTCGCCATGCTTTTTCACTTCTAGCCAGAGCTTTGCGAAACGTATCACCAGATTGAGCAGCTCCTAACAAACTCATTGAAACTCTAATACCGTCCATTCCGAGAAAATCAAGGATTTCGGAAACATTTTTTCCTTTTTTGTCCAGCTTGCCAAGTCCTTCTGTAAATTTCAAAAGCGTTTCAGCGGCATTATCCTTCCATGATTTTTCAAATTCTGCCACTGACATCCCGGAAATCTTAGCAAACCCTTGCATTTTTTCACTGCCTGTTCCAAGTTCCTTGCTAATTCTCATCATAACTTGAGAAAATGCTGTACCTCCAGCCTCAGCATTTATGCCAATGGATGTTAATGCCGCTGAAAGTCCCATTATCTGAGCAGCCGACATTCCAGAAAGTTTTCCCGCTGTCTTCAACCTCCCTCCCATTTCAACAATTTCCCTTTCATTTGCAGCCATATTATTTCCAAGATCGACAATCACAGATCCAAGCCTATCGAAATCTTTTGAAGACACCCCGACAACATTAGCAAATCTTGCAAGTTCCGTTGCCGCCTCTTCAGCAGTCATGTTAGTGGTTGCTCCCAAATCGGCCATGACCTTTGTAAATTTCATCATGTCACCTTGTTTAATCCCCAACTGGCCTGCTGCCTCAGCAATACCAAAAATTTCCTGAGTGCCGAGGGGAATCTCCCGGGCCAATCCCATCAGACCCTTCTTCAATGCCTCAAATTGTGGCTCCGTTGCCTCAACTGTTTTACGTACTCCAGTAAAAGCACTTTCAAAATCAATGGAGGCTTTTGTTGCAATCCCTGCCATCAAGGTCAAAGGCAAGGTCAATTTCAGTGACATATTGCGCCCAACCTGGCCCATGCTTTTACCTATCTTCTGAAGGCTTCTCCCCAATGCTTGTGTCCGTCTATTAACCTCATCAATAGGTTTCGTCAACTGCCGAAATTTGCCCCCTATTCTAGTCAGAGGAGCACTGGCTTTATCCAAAACCCTCAAAATAACACTGAGATCGTACTTGTCAGCCATCCTTCAACCACCTTGCAATTTGATTTGACCCTTTACGCCAAAACTCTAAATCATCCATATCCATTTCCCAAATCTCACTGGGCTGAAAATGAAACAGATATGCTATCCCCCAGACTAACTCTTCCCAGTCTGGAGGAAATCTGCCAAAAAAGACATTAGACCCTCAACAATTGGCTCAACATCTTCCATATCAATCTCGTCAGCAGATTCGACTGGAATGTCAGCAACACCAGCAATCAAAGGGATCAACTCCGCAGGGGCAACTTTCCCCTCTCTCTCGGCAAAGTCTTTTGGCAACAAGCGCAAATGCTTCAATTTTAGACGACCCATTTTCAGTTGATTAACATCAACCGTGCCACCCCCCTCTTTGGGAATTGGAATGGAATACTTCAGTTTTACGATACCTTTTTCATTGTCCATAAATCACCTTAGCTTTCTGAGGTTGTCTCTGTCCAGTAAGGGCCTTCAAAAACAACTTCGGTCTCTCCCTCCCCACCAGTGACTGTGAAGTTACGCAAGCATGTTGCTCCTTCCATTGTGTATTCTTTCCCTCCACCGGCAGCGCGGAAAATGATAGTGCCATTTCCCATTATGGAAGCAAGCTCACTCAGACTGATGTCATCCCTATCTGTGATTGTAACTTCACACCGTGCAGGCACCGGTTCCTCAACATAACCATGTGGACCTGTGTCCCCCTGAACTGCCTTCAGCTCAAAATTCGGTTGTCCTGAAATGCCAATGCCGACGGCCTTTGCCCCTGCCTTATTGAGAAGAAGATTCCCATTTACAAGGACTTCTACCCGGCCTGTAATTTTTCCTGCCATTTTCTTTTTCCTCCTTTGTTAAAATAAAAAGGCCAAATGCAAATAAGAATACTTTTTCTTATTCAGCAGTTGGCCTTCTGGTGGTTGCCTCACTTCTGCTTACAATTAAATATCAAAGCCTTAGATCAAATAATCTCCTTTACAAAATGAACTGAATTTGTCCAGCTAAGATCCTGAATTGGTTGATCAAATCGCTTGGAATGAGAACGTCAATCCTGTTTCTGTCTGTATCATTTCGAAGAACAACCAAGTTCTCAATAAACTCATCCAAATTTTCTATGAGCCCTTTGTCTCGCAGCAAGGTAAACAAGGCAACAGTCTCCGCCTTCACCGTTTTGGGTGTCGCTACATAACTTCCCGGTTGAACAGGAAAAGTGTCATCAGCCAATTTGAATCTCGGAATGATAAAGCGGGAAACCATTCTCGCTTTATATTGATACCGAATCTCCCCCAGCGTTGCCAGGGTTTGAATATCAAGATAACTCGGATCAAGCGTATTGAGGGCAGTCTTCTGATAAGTAGTAATACATCTTTCAATTACCACATTTCCGCCAGTATCCACTAAATGAGTTGCAACACCATCTTTAAGATGAATGTCCCTCTCTGCCCTAGAATAACGGTCTTCAATTTTAGGAGGTAAAATATCCTTTAATTTCAAGAAGTGCAACGGTCTCGCAGGATCATTATTCAAATTCCATGCAGCAATGGCCCCTAATGCCGCAGCCCATTCTTCTGGCGGGTTAGGAGATCCAGTGGCACCCATGATCGTATTATGAGGAGAGTTTCTCCCTCCCCCGGCAGCAGTTGCAGCAACCCTTGTTGTCAGCCCCGCATGACTGTCCCTTATCATTGTGAACCCGTGTCCTTGCAGATCATTCAACGGATCAAACCTATCTTCAAGTTCTCCCTCTATTGCGGTCAAATTAGTCGTATCAACATAAGGCTGAATAATATAATGGTACTGATCGTTGTCAATTAATGCCCAGGCACTATCAAGATGAACGGTGCCGGTTCCTCCAGCAAAGGATAAAACAGAACCTCCGCCTCCGCCAGAATCCCTCTGCACAGACGCACTAAAACAAGAAGGGGTAACCTGGCCTTGATAATAATTCGCCCTGATATCTATTTGGTTGCCCAAAGTGCCAGAGAACATTGCTTCAAGTGTTATATGCCCGTGACTTCCAGCCCCATGATCAGATGCAGAGGCCCAAATAGGCAGATCGTCCATTGAATTGATCAGCGTCTCCAGATTAGTTGCAACATCGGCTGCACTCTCCCCGGCAGCAATATCCAAATAGCACGTTTTCCCATTAATCATCAAATACCATGTGCCTGCCACAGACGCGTCTGCTTCATTTAAAGCAGTTGAAAATTCAAGATCACAGCTTGCATGAACATCTCCAGTCGAAACCAAAAGAGCTAACGCCTGCAATTCTGTATTGGGATTGTTTGCCTTAAAAACCTTACACATCCTGGCCAGAGGAGAGCCAATGCCGAAAAATCCGTCTGCAAGATTGTCGTTTGTAATCGCCATCAGAATATCGTTGTCTGCACTGCCAACCTGGTCTGCTGGCGTCTTTGAGTGCCCGGATTTTTGGCCTATAATTAAGGCTCTATGAGGGTTCTGGATTAACCCCTTGAGTGCCCTCGAATTATCAACCTCCAAATAAACACCCGGAGTTCGGATCGTTGTTGGAATATTGTTAAAAGAAATCATAGTTTACTCCTCCTCGTTCTCGTTTGTTTTTTCTATTTCTTTGAAATAACAGATTGTTTTTTAACAACTTGTTTTCCTATTATTACACTTCCGTCTCTGATTCTCCTATTCCAATAACGCCCCAAAGGGCCTCTTGTTGGTTTCATGGCTCCTTCTTTTGGCAAGGGTCTCTTCGTTTTTGGATCGCGCACTATCAGATCATTCACAGGAATTAAAAATTCTTTACCGTACATAGTTTAGCTCCTTCTCTTTTCATCATAGGTTTCAAATTTCACACCAAACCCCCGCCCAAAGGCCCCATATCGAGGATCATCAGTCAAATCCACTATTGAGGTCATATCAGGCATAAACGCTGTAACTGGCACCCCACCAACTGGCAAATGAGCACTGGGAGACAAAACCCATTGAGCATAGACAGTATTAAAATCATCCAATGCCTCTACTCCGACATCAACCCCGTCATCATCATCAATTCGAGTTACAGTCACAAATTCAAACTGATACCAAAAAGTGGCTCGTGTAATACCAATAGTTCTTCCCCCTCCATATGAAACCAGATCTTCTGTTCCCGGTATTTGCCAGCCCAGGATTGCTTTGAAGATCTCTGCCCTGACATCATGCAATGTATCATAGGCTGTCAAGCCTGTCTTGTCTTTATCTGATGAGGCATTGTCTAGAGCAACAATTACCCCAAACCTTTCTGTTATCTTCTGACTGATTCCACTGTCAAGATCATTTGCTTTTGCTGTCTCGGTCAATGGGATTACAAATGCAACTTCCTTGGTCAATGTACCTGTCAGGGCATAGGCCAGTTCAGCAGCCCCGGCAATCATATCACCGAAACGAGTTTCCGCAGCACGTAATTTTAAAACTATTGGTCCTATCTTCACTACATTCCCTCAAATGGTTTTCCTATTATCTCAAAAGAAACCTTACCAACCCGACTAAGGATACCTCCAAAATGCTCATTCACTGCTGGTTCAAGCCATGGTCTTGGCTCGATATGTTCTGTTCCTTTTTCAAGGAAAACTCCATAAGGCGCACCGGCTTCATTTCCAACCTCAACTTCCATATGACGCACATCAAACATAATCGACCGGAGCAATTCTCCATAGTCAACGGCAGGGGCCTCTCCAGGGGCAGATGCAATATGAAAATTCTTTCCCCTCCGATATCTCATGCCCGTTTTTGGAGTTTTTTTCATTGAATCGATAATTGTATTGCGAATATCATTAGCACCAATTGCCAACTCCTGCGTGACTACATCGGGAATTTCAGCCACAGTTTTCTGAATCTTCTTCCCAATCTCATCCAACTTTTTGTTCATTTTTTTCAATGCCTCTGAATCGATCATGCTGAATATCCTGTGCCTCTCTCTTCGATCTCTTCTGCTGCAATTGAGAGATATTCTTTTGCCTCTGCAACATTCACAATACTATCAACCCGAAAAAGTCTTCCCTTAACAGACGAGCCGTTTTGAAGGAATAGATAATAATCAGATTTTAACGGTCCCAAATCCGGCATGGATTTAAATCCAATATCAAATGCTCCTCCAAATTCCTTGCCCAAATTCGCTACTGCTAGATGTCGAACAATAAACTCGTGTGTAACCGTCTCGTTTACCTGCTTGCCCCTGATATACTTTTGACCTGTCCCTTTGTAACCAACAGGAGAAAATCCCATCCAGACGGTCGTCAATGGGGCAAGGTAATCAAATCCACTTCCACCAAATCCTTCTCCAAAAGGAAAGCCAAATCCAAAATCAAAACCACCAGCCTCATTTGGCTCCTGAGAAGGCTTTAAAATCTGAACCCTATTCACAAATTTTGGAGCGATCCAGCTCATCTTATAATCATCGTCCCCCGCCGATATAAATCCAAAAATGTTCGGGCTTCAGGTGGCGGATTCTTTGGATCAATAACCCGTGTCGCATATGCTGCCCCGACCCAGATTATAACCCCATCTCGAATTGGCCTCGGCACATCATCTGCTGCCTCGCCATATCCCGCCTTGAACTCAATCAAAAATCCGCCATAATCCCGGACTGTATTTTGTGGAGCAGTAACAGATTTCTTCAAGACAATCCTGCCAGGAGTGCCTTGTGTAATGACATAATAATTATCTGAATCATATTCAGTTTCAACATCATCTTCATCTAGTGTTGCAACCTTAGTCACAGAGATCAATGGAGGGCACGGCAACTCAACCGTCGTCCTCGGCCAATAATCCATTTTCACTTGAATTGTTTGCTCAATAAAGGCCCGGCCAGTATATTCCTCAGCCGCCCCCCTAACGGCTTCAACGAACCCCTCCAGCATGCTATCATGGTCAGCGTAATCAATACCGGAAAAAGACTTCACCTCATCAATAGTAACGGGTTCAATGGCCGGGCCTGATATAACCTCCCAAACACGGTTTCCGTGAGAAGGCAATACTTTAGAAATCAACCTGCCCGTTTTACGGGCAAGACCTTCTCCAAAACCAAATTCCTGCTCTGCTAATCCGTAGCTCATTTAAAGTCCTAATGCCTTCTTCAACCGTTTTACTTCATCATCAGAGAGATTCGATGCCGGAGCGGTTGCGGCAATTCCCAAATCCTTTGCCTTATTCAAAATCAGGCGATTTGAAACTCCCAGATCCTTTGCCAACTGAAAAACTCGGATATAGGGATTGTCTTCCTCCCCTGTCTCCTCTGATTTCTCTTCAACGGTTTCCTCTTTAATCTCTGGAGCAGACTCAACAACAGCCCTTTCCGAAGGCTCTGGCATTGCCCTCTCTCTAACAAATGACGCAATTTTAAGATTGTAAACAAGCAAGTTGGCTAAATCTTTCTCAACATCCTCTTCCAATCCCGCCTGAAAAAGCCGGATGTGAATGCCATCAACTGCCACTGGCATTGTTTTTGTTATTCGAATCTTAGGCAAAATATACCTCCTTTATTCAACAACCTTTCCACCAGTACCAACAATTGACCATATCCCATCCGTAAAGCACTTTATGTGCACCCAGGGATCGCTTGCGGCTGACGTATGCATTTCCCATCCGCTTCCCGCTCCTCCAGTAGAAAGAAGGAGAATACAGGCAGCGCCAGAAATTGAAAAATCTAATTCTGCCGTCGCATTGGTGAATGTCCCGGTTGGATCTCCTCTCAGCATTATCATTAAATCGGCCCCAACAGAACAAGACCCGAGCCGACACGACGCACTCCATGCAGCCGCAGCCCCCGCGGAAAATATGAGAGTGCCATAACTGATAGGCAACTCCACTACAGAAAAACATTCTGCGGTAACACTTGGGTTTATCACAATGACAGGGCTTCTTATTGCCCCTCCTGATTCCACTCTAGCCATTCCGCCGGAGCCGAAAACAAAAGCGTCTCCCCCTCGTTCTTGATATACTTTTGTTTGATAAGTTTCATCTTGGGCCATAATAAAAGCCTCCTATTTTTATTCAGTTATACTTCCATTTTGGGCAACAATTGACCAGACATCATCTGCGAAGCACTTCAGTTGAACCCAAGGATCACTTGCGCCTGACGTATGCATTTCAAAGCTGAGTATGGCTCTGCCTTCAGACCCAAGAAGAGTGCACCCTGAAAGAGATACTTCGATAATAGTGCTATAGTTAGTAAATGTGCCAGTAATATCTCCTCTTAGCAATAGCGTCACATCAGCTCCAACAGAGACAGAAGTAAGCCAAAAAGAACCGTTGATCAAATTGGACTCAGCAGAAAATATAACAATTCCCCTGCTAAAAGGGAGATTTACTTCAGAAAGAACACCTACGCCAGCCCCAGCATCAGATACAGAATTAAGACCAAGAATCTTTCGACAAGGAATAAAAGCCCCTCCCGATTCTATTCTCCCCATTCCACCAGACCCAAAAATAAGGGCATTCCCTCCCTGCTCTTGATATACAGCAGTTTGATAAGTTTCATCTTGAGCCATAGCTCATTCTCCTTTTAATCAGGGAGGGGCTTTTCTCCCCTCCCGTTATCCTAAAGTGAAAGCTCAAGCCTTAAAGGGTTTTGCGGACAGCGTTAATCGGCCAATTTGCCTCAAGCCCAAGAATGGCAATTGCAGCCAGAGCAATACCGCTCGTCTCACCAGCCGCACTAACAGAAACCACCAGACGTACCCAACGATGGTCGCCGATATATCCCGCCGGATATGCCTGAGACTCCCAATAGCTCTGGTGGTCCGCAGATACTCCGCCAAGGCAGAAAAAGGTTCCATTGGCAAGGCCAGACCCGGCATTACTCACACAAAGGATGCCCGCACTAGCACTTCCCCATCCACTTGTATTTGCGCCTGTTCCTGCGCCAAGCACTGTGGCATCATCACTAAGCCTGACATCAACAAGGATGTGCTCAGCAGAACAATTGCTCCAAACAATTGTCCCTGCTGCATTAGAGGTTCCGTGCTGCATCCTGATCCATCCACAAGAATCCACAGAAACTCCTGCCGATGCCCCAGAACCGTCTTCCCCTGCATGAACAACAAAAACCAATGTCTCATAGCCTTGTTTATCAACAGTTGCTCCCACCTTTGCCGCACCAGTGTAATCACCAGGACCTAATGCCTCGAAAAACCGATAACCTGAAAATCCGTCTCTTACTCCGCCCATAATCTATTCCTCCTTTATTATCCGGCAGGGGATTAAACCCTGCCAGAAGGATTATTTGTTAATTTACGCTACAACGCCCAATTTAATTGCCTGAAAATTGATCACGTCCCCACCAACCCTTTTCCTTGTGTAAAACTCCACATAAGGTTTTTGGGTATAGGGATCTCGCTGTACAGTGATCCCAAGGCGATCAACGATCATATATGACTCTCGCCAATCAGCGATTGCAACAGACAAGGCATTCGCGGCCTGAATCGGCATTGTTGTGCTCATCCGCAAGGGCAGTCCTAACAGGGTGCTGTATTCATCCTCTTTCAGACCAGGGCTCCACAGATACCGACCTGCCCCGTCCTTCAGTTGCATAAAATCTGCAACCGTCAGCCGGTTAACCAACCAGGTGCCTCTTTGCAGGTATTGCTCGATCAACCTAAACTTCAGATCAATAAGGCCATCGGCAGTAATCGGGTTTCCAATATTCTGACGTTCAATCTTGGCCCACTCATCAACTCCAGCAGTGGCATAATTGCCGTAGGTCAAGAAGCCCCTCGGTTTCCCAACTCCGTCTCCACTGACAAAGGCCGCAGACTCAAGCCGCAAGAAGCGGTTAGACTGCTTATCGGCCAGCCAGCTCTCAATATTGATCGCTGAATCTTCCAACAGGGTTTGTGTGGCCCTCGGTTTGGCATACAGGACATGCACCGGGATTCTCTTTTTGAAGATCTTCGGTGTCCCTGTCTCGGCTCCGGACTCGGTCTCACCTTCCCATCCCCCACCGGCCTCATCATAATCCACCAACCATTCAATGGCATTTGTGGAAATGGTCTCCACTGATGCAAGGGAACGCAAAGGATCAAGCTCAAAAAGCCGTTTCACAATCTGATTGCTCATGGTCGGGGTTACAGTATAGCCCCCGTCAGGGTCAACAGACACAGACAGGGCTTTAAGCTCTTCAGGTGGGACAGGCATCTTATCTCGTCTCCGAATAAAACCATTGAATGCCTTACAATACTCTTTATAAAGCTCAACGTCGGGTTTAAAATCCTCAGCCTTTGTCCAATGCACCCCTATCGCATTCGGCTCATCCGCTGCTGTCCCAGCAGTGCCTATAGCTACTGCCATGTTTGCAAAAAAGAAATCCTTGGCATCTTTCAGATCCTCCGGCAATTCTCCGGGTAAAGATTCCTTGAGCTGTCGTTTCATAGCAGTCTCAAGGTCATTCATCCGGTCGTTCAAGACTTTCTTTTCTTCTTCAATATTAATCGAAACGATCTTCTGGTCCAAGGCTTCCTGCCGGGTTGTAATGTCTTCTCCCAGCTTCGTGATCTGCGCCTGGACAAGGGCATCAAACTTTCCTTCACTGGCCTCCACCAATGACTTCAAGGAATTATAGCCCTTTTGCAGATCCTCATAATTCTTTTTTACATTATCCCCTAATTTTTTAATCTCATCTTGAACCGCTTTTACAACTTCAGGCTCAAGTGTTTTTGCTGCCTCAGTCATCTTGAGTACCTCCTTCTCAATTTAATAAATTCAATTCAGATAGACTCTCCAATATTCCGTCCATCCCAATTTCCATCACATAGTCAGGAAACATTTCAAACAACTCCTGATCACTGTAATCCTTAAATTCCGGCACAGGTTTTTTGAACTCCTTATAATGCTTTGCCAAGTGGTTATAACACCCCTTGCGGTCTGCATCAGGAATCAACGTGCCTGCCTGAAGCAAGCGGGCCATCCCGGCAGCAACCCCACGCCAGACAGTCGTGTAACCGTCTTGTTTGTGGTGGGGCAATTTGTATGCACTCTTTTTATCTGCATTAGCTTTATCGTACCAAGTGCACATGATTTTCAGATCATCAACATCAGCGGCCTTAACCTGTGCCCCTGCATCCCATGCCTCCCCTTCATCGGCCAGGGAATAGGATTTAAAGGGAACAACGGACTTGTAGAGTATCTCAAATTCCTCGTTTGTTTTTGTCAAACTGGCAAGTATCTCAGCCAGCAAACCAGCTTCCAACGGACCCATTTCCCCAGCCTCCCGCAAGGAGGGTCTGCATAACTTGACCAAATACTTTGCAATTGAATTTGAAAGTCCTGCCTCCCGCAGGAGATCTTCCAGCTCACGTGGTGTCTTGGTCTCTTCTATTGATTTCACCGTCAGCACATTCGCCCCTAATTTAGCAGGGAACGTGACGAGGCTAATTTCCCAAAGTTCAACTTTCTTTAAATCTCGGATTTTCTTTTTCTCATCAACATCATATTCAATGGCATCATAGCCAATAGATTGACCCAGTTTAAAAGTCCCAATTTCAGCAGCCAATTTCATAATCTCATGAACGTCTTTGCCCAGAGTTGTATTGATCGCAAGGCGGCCATCTGAAACAAGCCCTTTGTTATCTTCCTGCAAGGAAGACCAAATACCGGGGATTTTGCTCACATCATGTTGCCAAAGCATCGCAACCCCAGACTCATTCCTGCCCCCTTTAGCAATAGTATCCAGGAAGGCTCCTTTGCTGACCAGGTCTCCATGAGCGTCCGGCTTGCGATTGAAAAGAGAAGCATAGCCCCGGAAAGAACCATCCTCTTTTATATCTGCGGCTTTAACTTCAAATGGAACATCTATATATAATGGTGACATCTTTTAATCTTCCCTTTTAAATTATATAATGAAAATCCTGAAAAAATTAAGTTTGTCAATTATTTTTTTTCATTCCTGTAATTTTCATCAAACCTCTATCACATCAGAAGCCCTCAGGCGACTCCCAGAATAAGCAAACTTCAAAACCTCCAAAAACCGGATTCCATCATCTGGATAAATAAACCCACTTTTAGTCCTGATTCCCTCCCTTAACTCAGCAATCAATTTTCCTGGCAAGTCTCTGAAAACTACTTTCCCCTCAATAAGCAATGCCTTTCCGTCCAACCCTTGCTTGCCACTATCCACCGTTCTATAAAATTCAACCTCTTTCATTTTCCAGCCCTTTCAACCAAATCTTCAACCCCAACATTACCATAATCTCTCAACAAGAAACTAACCTGATCTGTCTCAACCGCTTTCTTCATTATCTTTATCCTTTCTTTCAATGCTGATATTTCTGATTTTGTTAAATTATACTTTTCAACTAATTTATTCACCTTCAACCTTTTTAGCCCTGCCAATGTTTTCTTGCGCAAATCATCAGAAACATTCACGTCATCAAATGCAACAGAAATAAATCTTGCTTCAGATAGCCCAGTTTTCTTCATCCTTTTTGATATAACAAGCACTGGATATTTTCGAGGATCTGGAAAAGAATATCCATGATCAATCAAAACCGGAACTCCTCTCTTTTTCATTCTCAAATAATTCTCAATATGCCTATCTGTATTCCCAATAACATAATCAAAAATTCCAATTTTGTATCTCTCTTCATAAGTCAATTGCCTGCCATTCCATTTAGATTCCTCTAAGGCATCATCTATCCACTTTTGAGCACTCCCTTTCCCTTTTCCAAAATCCCGCATAACTGTAGGAGGAGTCATTCCAAATCCAAGATTATCATCAATTTCATAAGCCAACGCCTCCCTCTCTGCCAATGGAAAATTCTTATTTGAAACAGTATATCTTTGACTCCAATCTTCTCCATCCACTGGCTTGAAAATAGCTTTAAACCTTTTTCCTTCATGTTCAACCCCAACAACACTGCTAACATTCACTCCGCCGTTCAAAGGAGTTGAACTATGCAAATCTCCCTCTAACAACGGAGTTGCTGCCTCTGGAGGACTTTCAGGCTCATACGGTTTAATCTTCTCCATCTGTTTAACTGTGTGATACAAAAGAACGCAACGGCAATTATGGGTCACAAATCCATTAGCGATATAACTTTCATCATCTTCAACAGCAAAATTATATATATTAATTCTTCTTTTGAGAACTCGACTTGATACGGACCTAACCTTCATACCAACTTGTGCAAAAGTTCCAGTATGATTCAAACTAACTAAGTCAAAAAACTCCCATTTCGGCGGGGTCGGTTTATAATCAACATGAGCAATTTTATGATCTGGATATTCACTTAATATTTCCAGGTCCCTTTTCCTATCTCGCTCTTTATCCTCATGCCAAGGAAAACCATCAACTTCAATAAACAGTTTTTCTTTTTCAACATAAAAATCAATTCTTCTTCTCCCAATCTGAAATTGAGCAACAAATTCTCTATTGTTTTTATCAAGAAAATCTGCCATCGCTTGTTCTATTTTTGAGCCCCCAAAATTAGTCTTTCCTAATGCGGGAAATGCCGTTTGTTTTAGCATATTCAAAATAGAACCGTATTTCTTCTCAATCGCTTTTTTTCGAGCCTTTTGAAATTCTTCTGTCTTCCCAAGAACACCAAAAGACCCCCCTACTCCCCATTTGGCATAATGAGCCTTTCTCGCTTTCTTTGTTATTTCATTTCCGTTTCTTATTCCATTTGCATATTCCCTTTTCAATTGAGCCGACGTTTTTTTACTCATATTTTTTCTATGTTCCGGATCTGCCCATTGTTTCAATGCAACTTGTCTTCTTTCTTCTGAAAATTCAGAATTATTTGTCCTTTCTTCCCCAAGATTTTTGCCAGAACAATATTTATCACAGAAATTATTATAATACGGGATAGGTTTCCCACACCATTGACAATATGAGGCCATAAATCGAACGCTATCGTCAAGTTTGATATATTTAGCCTCTTTCCATCTAAAAAATCTTCCGCCCCTTGAAACCAAAAAGGGATGTTCAGGAGTAACTACAATAAATTTTCCCTGCCCATCAAGAGTAATCCTGACAACCTCCCCTCCATACAAGGTTTTGTTAAGACGCAAAACTTTTTTAAACCTATTTTTATGAGTCAAAACTAGATCACCAGGCTTGATATACCTAACCTGCTTCCAACCTTCAGAAGTGTAAATTGGAGTCCCATAATTGGTTAAACACCGGATAATATTTCCCGCACTCCCCTTCGGATCTCCTGGATAACTCAAAGGCTGCCCCGTGCCCACAAAATCCTTATCCTGTGGCACCCGTTCCCCATCTGCTCCATTTGGAAACTTTCCATAATGATTCCAGATATTATTCTTGTCGGGCCTACGTGTGCGCATGTCACGTGCGCTCACCCACTCCCGTTCCATCTCAATCCGGGTGCTCTTAACAGCAGAATCAATACTTTTCATTGCTGCTGTGTGGGTCTCTGTCAAGGCAATTGTCTTTGCTCGATAAGAGCTTGTGATCTTCCCTGTGCTACGAATATTCTTTGCAATATCAACATGGGATATCCCCTCTTGCATACCTTTATGAATGACCCCGGCAATAACGTTTTTTGTGGTCTTGTTGATCTTGGTTATCTTGCTAGCTGCTTGAGTTTTGGACCACGCGCCAATCTCTTTCCAGAAATCTTCTTTTGGGGTCTTGATCTCTGAGGGCTGAATAAACTTTTTGTTGGCAAATATCCCAAATGCCTTGTTGCTGAAGACAGTTGCAACCCTTCTGTAATGGTTCTGCAAGGTCTCGACCATCTTAGGACGAGCATCATCAACAACAAAATCAATATCATCAAACCTGCCAACCTTGGCCAATCGAGAGGCTTTGAAGCATTGAGAATTAAGCAGCCTTGTCCATTCTTTGGTCTGTGAATATTCCAGGCTTGCCATCATCCTCTCAATCTCAGCTTGCCAGAGGAGGCGGGCTCTTCTGTCTGTAATGTTTATCATTCTTCAATGACGCCCTCTTGGATTGGGCAATTAATCTTTTCTTCCTGCATCCTTTACACTTCCTTTTGATGTTCCGTTTCAATTTAAAAGGCAACGGCATTTTTATTCATCCTCGCTTTTACCTGGCCCTGGTCTCTCTGCCCTTCTCATCTTCCCCCCACACTTTGGACAGGAAATCTCGGAACAATGCTTATCTGAAGTCATCTTGTAACCGCACTTAATACACGAACAATTGTACTTTGCCTTTTCTTCATCGTCTTCATAGTCCAATTCTAACATTTCTTCAATTTCCTCTTCCGTATATCCCTCAGCAAGCAGTTTTTTTCTTGTCTCTTCCTCAGTTTCCTCTTCCTCCGCTGGTTCCATTCCAAGAGGGATTTTGCTCGCATCAATCAAAATCACGTCCCCTTCTTTTCCCCAATTATCCAATCCTGCCATTTCTCTCTTTTCGTTTATAGATGCAAAAGTTGCTTCCTCAGCACGCTTCCACAACATTTCTTTCTTTTCCGCAAACGCAGGAACATCATCCAGAATATAACTGATAAAGCGATTTGAATCGCCTGGAAATAACCAATTATTCAACTCTCCTCGAAGATAATTCAGCCACCAAACGACTGTATTTTCCCAGAAAAATAGTCTTGCTTCCCTCCTGTTATTGAAGGTGGAGGACTCAATCCCAAGCAATTCAGGGGGAACTCCGTAAGCCATGGCAATTTTACGCATCAGGCGAACATCCCCCTCACTGAAATCCATATCGGTCGGAGACCAGCCATAAGGTGCAACCCCAGTGCCCCGCTCCCCTGTGATAATTAAATCCTTCCCAGCAAAAGACGGCCCACTGCGCTGTTCAAGATGCCGCTCCAACTCATCAAATGCCTGTGACCCTTGAGCCCCGACCAAAGTGAAAACCAAGCCGGGACGCCCCTGATTATCAAGCAACGCCTTATTCCATTCTGTGGATGCATTGCTAGTGTCAATCTCCCTAGCCGCTGACTCTGTCGGGGCCGCGCCCCACCAATCATCAAGAGGATGGAATGCTTTCAGTTGAAGAATGTCTGCCTGATGGGTTACCGGATCAATATCCCATGCCGTCACCCTCCCCCCAACCGTGTAAACATACTGTTCCAACCTGCCGTTTGAAGTCTTGAACTTAAAACGGTCTGGCCGATGAGAGTACATCTCCCTCATCTGCCCTTTGTTTGGGCCTGTATCTAATTTGATTCTTTCCAAGAATGCATTCCCGCTCATAACCAGATAAGCAAGTGTCTTCAACGTAACAAACGCAAAAGATTCGTCTGGGTTAGGTCTTTTTAAAATCATATTGAAAGGATCATCTTGCGCTTCCTCCCGGCTGCCATCCTCATTCTTGTCAAAAATCTTCCACGGCACTGAGGCTCCAGACTTGGCAACCTCATCAATGGCCCGGAAAGCCGTGACATTCTTCAGGTAGGTCTCACGGGCAAAGTTATCATACCCTCTTTGTGGCCAGACGACTTTAGTTGAGCCAGGGCTGGCAACTATGCCAACCGTGCGGCTCTCTTTCCGTCTGAATATTCTGTTCAGCCATTCTTTCATTTTGCTCCTTGGTCATCTTTCTTTTTGTTCATCTCTTTGCTTTTAAGTAAAGTTTTTTCAACCCCCTCAGTTCCGGCTTTGCCCTCAGAAACAATGAAAATGACTCTACTGTACCCAGTATCTACTTGCATGTACACGACCTTCCTGCTAGCGCAAGATGCAAAAATTATAACAGATGAAAACAGTAAGCATAAAATTAAATTTCTCATGAGGCTATTCCTTTAAAATTGTTACCCTTTTGAACCAACCACGACAGAATCTCTCTTGTCTGGAAGCTGATTTCATTATTGTTATATAATGAAATCCCTGAAGGACGTTCATCATTTTAAAAATCAATTTCAAATCATCATCATCTATACAATTCAAGGCACCAAGAGTCTTGAGTCCAAAAATACCATCTTCTTTTAAATCATCATAAATAACCTGATTTCTATTCAAACAATTAAGGGCAATCTGGAGAAACTTAACTGCCCGACCAACTCCCAAGTTCACAGATGTATCAAATAACTCCTCTGCCAAGGGTTGAAATGAAATCTGGTCCCCTCCAAACTTATTCCAATAATTTTCTTGATAAAATTGGCTTGTCAATAAATCCAATCTACTCTCAATATCACCAGTCAACTCTAAGCGTCTTTGTCGGAAAGCATCCAGAATATTCCACCCTTCCCATGAAGGATTGAATTTTCTAGAAATTCCTCTATATGTTTCTCCCCCAGGGTCCAATGGGTCATTGGAATATTTCCCCTCATGGCCCATTGTTTTATCAAATGCCAAATTAAAATCCGCCATTTATTCCCTCTAATTTAGTCTTTAATATCAAAACCTTCTTCCATCAAATTTTCTCTCAATTGTTTAAGGTCTTTTTCCATTGCCTCACATCTATGACAAGGCCTAGTGGCCTCTTCAAAAAGTTTCTTTGCCATTACATGAATTGCCACAACACCATTGAGAACAACATCTTTTTCATCATCGATTTTATCAGATCCCATCTTCTTGATCTACACTTGTAAGGTGTTTGGTTCTATCAAGAGCAGTTTTTGTCTTCCTTGATAGATCTTCAATTTTGCCATCCTGATTTTTGCATCTTGCTTCGTACTTGGAATCAAGTTTATCAATCTTCTTCTCGATTCTGTCTGCAAATTCTTCCAATCGTGCAGAAATAAACTCCTTGATAGAATAAGATGCAATAGCACACATATCTGCATGTTTATCTGTTTTCAAAGAAAGTCTATCAATTTCATTCACTTTTACCTCCAATGTAACAATTTTATCACAGGCTTTCTTTATCTGTTTGTGTACTTCCTCAGCAGGAATATAGATCAAAGTTCCGTCCTCCTTGAACAAAGTCTGCTTTAGTTTAGAATTCTGATTGATCCTATAAAGCGCAACTGCCAAAGTAGATATAATCACACCAATAGAGATTGCAATTGGCCAAGAAGCAACTACAAAGTGATAGGATTCCATTCTTCTCCCTCCTCCTGTCGATAAACAACACAATTGACTACAATTGAATTCACCCCTCTCTTAAAATAACTCCTGCCAAAGCAGCGACTAAAATTTTCCATGAATCTCTGATATTGATTTTTGCTTGTTAAATAAGAATCCAAGGTTTGTTGTTCTAACTCGGTCAACGCCCTTTCCTCTTCTGTTTTTGAATCAAAGAGGTCAAACTTCGGCTTTATCTCCATCTCAGGGATCAAAATTGCAACATTCCCTAATTCCTCCCTGATATCGCAAAGACCCTGGCAATCACTTCTGCCTCTGCTGGTGTTAAACCACGAGAGAAATCTATGAAAGAGGCAACCCTTCCATCTGCAAAGTTAGTACCGTCATATCCCATTTTAAACGTTGTATGCGTATCAGCAGGAACATCTTGTGCGGCTGTTACCCGTGCCCCCACCCCCACCGAGACAAAGGCCTTTGTTCCATCATGACCGGCTGTAATTTTGTACCAAGTATTAGCAGAAATAGCATCTCCCCATGTAGCTGTAACAATATCTGTACCATCTCCTATTGAACAATAAGGTTTATCAGCAGCATCACACCCTATTCGATAACCTTGAAAAGCTGTAGCATCCAATTTATCACAGATAACAAAATTAGTAGGATCAGTAGGATAAATCCACCAGGATTGAGAAAAAGCAGCAACGTGGTTAAAATCAGGCTCGAATATCTCAAACGTCATTGAGCTATCATTTGGGTTAAATCCTGCATCTATATTCCAGTTCTGGGAGCCGCCGGGCGTGGAGGTGATGAGGACAGCATCGGTGCCGAGGTGGGTGACTTCCTGGATAGTATATGTAGTAATATCAGAAGTTCCAGCATCAGGAACATATAAGAGGGCATAAGCATCGGGGGCATTAAAATAAGCAGTTCCAAAGTCAGCGAGATAAATTACAACAAGGCTACCGCTTTTAGCTTGCATAACTGAAGATGTGGTACTACCAGCAGTCACTATCTTGTAGAGTTTTCTAATATTCACTACACCACCTTTGTAAACATAACCAATACCTGGCGAAGTAAAACTATTAGCATCATCTATAACAGCAGGGTCTCCCCCGGGGCCTGCACTCCACCCATCTGTAAAGTCCCATCCAAATAATAGATCAGCTCCAAACGCCTCTGCCGTATCCGCTGCCTTGATATAGCCGGAACAGGTCTTGCCTGAGCTATCAGTAAATACTACAAACTTACCGATATAATCTGTCAGGTCTACCCCTGCAACACGCACGGCAGCAGAACCATTAACAGTGACAAAGTAAAAAGCCGTAGCTCCTGTTTCGTCAGCTAAGACTTTTTGAGGAATGTAATCTGCTATCCCATCAAAAACACGTGTAGTCTTGTTTCCAAAAGGAAGAATTATGGAGGGCTGCTTGCCTGCAACTGGCTGATCAAGGACTCCTCTCCCAGCCACAAGATTCCGCCACGATTGAAGATCCTCTGCCTGCATTGCTGTTTGGTCAAACCAACCAACTAGACTGTTGCCTAATACCCCAAAGCGACGGAAAAAATCATAGACCTCTTCCCCGTCTGCCCAAATCGGCCCCCGATGCCTGAAAAAGTCAGAGACGGCATCTACCCGCAAGCCAGTAGACCTAGTTCTGTTTGCCTCAATCGTTACGGTCATCGTTTACCCCGTCTCCTGTGTCACGCTCCACCCAGAGATCGTCAATCCAAACGAATTGGTTGCTGACATCGCCATACCAATGCTGAGGGTATCTCCCGCCCAAAACATCCGAGGTGGGTCGGCCTGATAGACTACATCCTTAATTCCAAGCATCGCCTGAGAAATCAACACCTCATTATATGCACTATCTATGTGATTTGAAACGATGACATAGAAACTGACAATAGAGACATGAACAGTGGAAAGATGGATATGAATTTGATCAAGGATAAAAGCACAGGACGGATCAAACTGTTCGTCCAAGGTATCGTCCCAGGCCCCTGCCGGATTACCATCAGAAGCAAAGAAACGAAAATAGCGATGTTTTGAAACCGGAAGATATTTTGCTGTTAACGCCATTCTTTAATTCTCCTTCTTACTAAACTTTGATAAAACCTTCCTCCCCCAGACCCTTATTCTTCCAAAAATAGAAGGTTTTCTTTTTTCCTGCACTAACAAAACAGCCTGTTTCTCAATGGGCAAATCAATCTGCTTTCCAGAAGAAAATGAAACTGTTTGTAGGATTCCATTCACATACAAATAAGCGCTTATCTGGCCAAGAAAAGAATTAGTCAAAAACCGTATCTGCTCCATTGCATAAAATCCGATTTGTATCCCAGAGGCAGGATCAACTGAATTGATGATCATTCGGTTCATAGGTTCGTTCCCCTCAAATCCAACTCTGTCTTTGTCAATACTCGGTCATATAGCTGAAGAAAGGTCAACCAAGTGGGGCCAGCAATTTGATGATAAATAATATCTATCCCCGTTCTGCCAGCCAGTCCGGCACCAAAAGCGGGCTCCGGGCCAGCCCACTCAAACCCAGAACCATCATCAATTCCAAGCTTCTCTCGGATAGATCCGGCTGCATTTTTAAATCCCCACTTGTAAGCAGGCTTATACAAACCATCCAGAACATGAATAAAAACAACTTGGCTTCCTTTCTCAGATAGAAACTCACTTTTTGTCGGAGAAAAGGGAGAATGCCAAAAGCCAGAAATTGCACTATTATTGACAGATACAATATTGCCAGCAAAGTTAAAATCGTCACATGCATAACCAAACCTGGCAAGGGCAACCAAAGTCCCCTTATCTGTTGCGGAAAACATCCCAGTAGGCAAGGTATATTCAAGTATCGAATGCTCTGCCGCCCGATAATTGCCATATTCCTTTAAACTGAAATTATCAAAATCACCGCTGGAATTGACAGAGTTTGATTTTAGTTCCAACCCACCGCTTGTCGGATACAGGGTAACAAAGTAAAAGACGTTTGTGCCATTCTCCGTGACCATGCCAAGTTTGTTTGCCGTGGCATAATCCGTCAAATACCAACTGCCAACAATATTCGCAACATCAAACTGAATCCGATAAACCTTACACCGAGACATAGGAGCGCTTGCACCAGCCACATGACAGGATTGCAACCTCGCATCTGCTGTAATACTCAAATCTCCAGTTTCATCGTAGGCAAACAGCGGGTCAAAAATGTCATTTGACCAATTAGATGGAGCACTGAAGTCTCTATCTGCCTGAACAATTATTAACTCAGCCCCTAATGCAATCCCATCATTATCAATATAACTGGTAGGAGCCAAAAGAGGAGCTCCATGAATGCCTGATGCAACTGTTCCCCATCCTTTTTCTAATTGGGGACAGTCGAAAACGGCAGAACCAATCGGGGTTCCGTCCGTAAATGTAGAACCGTCTGTGCTAATTGCAGCAGCCAAATTAAAAACAACCTGATTATTTCCACCTGTGTCTTTGTGAGCAAGCCAAACACGCCAAAAATTACCCGCATCCCTAATGCCGAAAGCATCAGGAACAAAACCAACCCGGCCCGTAACCACTCCCGTGTTAGTATTAACAATTATCATTACATGCTTAAAAACACCTCCCCAGAATTCAATGGCTACACAGGGAAATGATGTTGCCCCAACCGTCTTTTTGATATAAACAGAACCAATATAATTTTCATTCGACGGATCGATATCAACAACTTGACAACGTCCTTCATTGTTGGCTGCACTATCATCCTCAAGCGTCCATGCCTTATTTGCTGCCCCGTCAACCCCCATTTCGTTTTGTGTTTCCGTGCAAGTCCCCGCCCCTATCTCTGCCCAGGGAGCAGTTGTAAAATTCCTAGATTGCAAAAGAAGGTTAATACTGTTAGGCTCCAACAGCAACCCTGCCGGAGGTGCAAAACTATAATCAATCACAGGGGCATCGGCCCCGGCAACCTTCAAAAGACCATCCTCGTCAAGGTAAGTCCTCGTCAAACCCGCATAGGTCAACGCCCCCTGATCCAACCCCTTACAGCCAAACCAGGGGACAATCTGGCGAAAGAATGGAAATAGTGCCTTGAGGCCAGGCGGCTTGCGAAAGGCATTCAGGGTCACGGGGTTTGCCTGCGTCTCTGCATCTATATCCATATAGGCTCCCCGGTTCCCAAATTGAGGCTCGGCATTAACTGAAAGATTATGCATTGTGTGCATTACCCCACTTCCTGTGTTATTGCCCAGCCGGAAATCTCAATGCCATAAACATTTGTCGCCGACATTGGCATTGCAATTGACAGAGTATCGCCAGGATGAAAAAAACGAGGAGGATGTGCTTGGTAAAGCAGATCTCGAACCCCCAGCATAGCCTGAGAAATTATGATCTCATTATATGCGCTGTCAATATGATGAGAAAGAGTAACGACAAAACTCACAATAGAAACGTGTACTGTTGATAGATGCAAACGGATCTTATCCAATATGAAAGCATATGAAGGGGCAAACTGTTCATCCATTGTGTCATCCCAGGCGGCAATAGGGTTTCCATCAGTAGCGAAAAATGAGAAATATCTATGTCTTGAGACTGGCAAATATTTCGATTCGAAGGTCACATCATTATCTCCCCTATTAAAATTTAATTCTCCACTTTATAATTATATAATGAAAATCCCGAAAAAATTAAGTTTGTCAAGAAAATTCATCCCCAAACTCCTCAATGATTAAATCCTTCAACCCCGAAATCATCAGGCTCACATTAGGAGGGGAGCAACCTCTCCAATCTGCAATCTCCTTTCCCAGATATCCATCCATCAAATAGGCAAGAAAATCATCCACTTCCTTCTTTCTCTTCCTTGTTCTGCCTTTATTTTTAAGTGAATTCTCTCTGACAAAATCCAGAATTTTGCAAACCAAGTCTTTATTGCAAAGCATCTGCTCTGTGCCATCAGAAGCCAAATCAAGAGAATTGGAATAGTCATTAATATCAACCATAATTGGCATACTCCAAACCTCCTCTTTAATAAAGTTCATCACTACAAACTCAACATTTCTAACAATCCACGTCTTTAATGTAGCCCCGAGGGTCTCATCATAACTATCAATTGCTGCAATCAAGGTTTCAGCAGCAACAGATAAGCAATCATCAAAGAAATGAAAAGGGAGGTTTTTGCTCCAACAAAGATTGAAGGCAATTCCCCTGGCATAAGGGAGGTGTTCAAGGATAAGGTCTTGTCGAGTAGGCATCTGATTGGTCCCTCTCTATGAGACTACCTTGCCGATTTTGGATGCCATTTCAAGTAATTTGTTTTGATCAAACCCACTCGATGCCTTGGCCTGAGTGTTCTTGTCCACAGATCTGGCAAGAGTGTAACCGGTAAAGGAAGTCATAAAAGCCCCCCAAAGAGTTGCGCCCTGCCACAATATCATACTCGTGATCAGTTTCAACAATTCTGTGTCAACCTTCAGCCATCCCATAAGACAGACAAGA